AAACAAAACCTTGTCATTTTCGGCAAGGGTCGTAACAGCGCCATGCGTAACGGCGCCGGTCGTTGTGTTAAAGGCTGAAATGTCAACCACGTCACCCTCGGGAGCCGCATTTCCGCCGTTAGCGTCCCATATAACGATCATTGTCCAACCGTTTACAAAGTAATTCGTACCCAAACCGATCAAAGCGGAATAGCTTGTATGAGTCGTGTCGGTTGCGGTCGTTACCGCAGCAACGTAGCTCATACCGGAAGGCACTGAGGCAAGAATCGCGTCCAGGTCAATTTGGTCAAGAATCCATTGGTCGTACATGGACACGTCGCCCATTTCGGAATCAGTCCCAATTTTGCCATGAATGCTATCGGTGGTCGCATCGTCTATTGCACCGATACTGCCAGCGCCGGCAGTTGACATGACAACCGGAATGGCAACCGTATCCGCCGTAGTGTCATCATCCCATAACACGTTGCTCATGGTCATGCTGCCCGGATCAACAGCAGTTCCCTGTGCATTTGTCCGCACCAGAACATCTATAATCTGACCCGTTGCGGTCCCTGTGACAAATTCAAGCGCATGCTGATCATTGGTCAAGTTGGTATACGTTCCGCCCTGAATAAGCCATTCCAGATCCGTATCGTTTGACCAAACACACGCCACCCCAAACTCACCATAGATGTAATTGTCAATGAGTTGGATATTCGTGTTTACACCGTTCCCGGCCTCTAAAAAATGAGAACCGCCGGTCGCGTCCGCGTTATAAAAAGTGCAGTTCTTAACGGTCATCCCGGATACCAACGCTTCAAGATCTATCGCGTCGATAAACTCCCAGGAACTCGTTGTCGGTTCCGGAAATATACAGTCCTCCAGTGTAAATCCAGTACCAGCAGCCTCAACCGCAATACCGATCTCGATCGCATGCACCCCGGCAATGAACTGGATATTCTTGACCGTAACATTAGCCGCACCGATTGCAAAGGTCGTATCGGTATCGGAAAACGTAAACGACGGCCGATTTGCGCCAACGCCCAGGCCCTCAACCCGCAATCCGGCTTTATCGATATCCACCAGATTTGCAGCGGATCCGCTTTCCGCATGGCCCGCCGCAACATAAATTACGTCACCGTTGCTGGCCGTGGTCAAGCCGATTACATAGTCAAGGGTTGCCGTAGGGCTTAACGGGTTGCGCCCGTACCCGGCGCCATCGGTTCCGGTCCCTGAATCAACATACCAAATATCACCGGTCGTTTTTGACGTATCGATTACGCCGTAAATGCCGCCCGGTTGCTTTTTCGTAAACAACGGCGACCACTGACCCGCAGCGAGTGCCATGGGCGCTGTCAGCAAAATCATAATCGCTATGAGTGACAGAAATTTGAGCTTTTTCATTTTTATTTCTCCCCCTTGGCCGCTTTTCGCGCCTTCCGTTCGGCTTTTTCAGCCTTGGCAAGCAACCGGTCAGTTTCCACCTTGCGAGCCGCTAAAAACTCCCGGTCCGGCTTGGCAAGTCCGTTGACCATCCATAAATAGGCACGGTCATCAGACACACCGACAGTCGTTCCGGCACAGTGCCCGCTAATTTGTTTTAAAAGTGTAACTTGCATTTTATCCTCCGGTTAAATCCTTGCAATCGATCTGCCAGATTAATCGGTTATGAGCGACGGCGGATTATTAGACTGATAAAGCATATCGGGGTAATACATCACCTCGATATAGTTTCCAGCATTCCCGCCGCTTGATCGGAACTGAAAACAATCGTACCCGTCAGAAAATTTTGCTGGATCAAACCCCATCACCCAAATCTGATCAAGTTGCGTCGCCGCAGCGATTGTAAAGGTGTATGCGTCAGTTGCCCTGGTTAATCCGTCGATAGTTGCCGTGTCAATGTTGTACCAGATTGGACACGTCTCCGTAATTGCCGCTGTGGTTCCGCCAGCTACATCAGTGCTTTCGTTCCAGGTTATAATCAAGTCATTTGATGCGGACCCAGCACCGTAAAAATGAAATACAGCCCACAGCATCGATACGTTTTTCAATGAAATAATTGCACAGGTATTGTCCATGGCATCGGCGGATCCCGGTTCGTGCGCCTGTACCGGGGGAAATCGTTCCGGAAAAGTTAAATCGTTCATTTTCATATCTCCTGTTTAAAACATTTTAATTTTTATCAATCAATCCGAGATTACTCCCGAACAGCGACTCTTACAAACGGGGAAACCGTTGAACCGGCCACCGAGTTTTTAAACGGCGTGATCGCTGAAACGTCCACCGGACGCCCATCAAAGTATGAGGTGAACCGGAGCGCAATCTGGCCGTACTCAAATTTTACATGGATGGAAACGGCCTGGAGAACATCGCCCTTGTCGGCCACGATATATTTTGAAAAATCGGTCAGCCAGATATCGCCGGCGGTTCCGCAAACTTCCGCTTGTTCGATTGGAATTGCCGGATAACCCCAAATAGCGCCGATACCATCGGACTTCCGGGGAGGCGTAAACAGTTTGGAAAGCTCGCCGCCGGACCCCACATCATAGGTCATCTTCATGAGCTGGCTAAAGCAGTTCCGGTTATAAAAGAATGCCGGCTTTCCGCCGCTGTTAGGCTGGAACCGTTCGATCATCTTGAGAATGTTCTCTGTAACGATGGTCAAAGCTTGCTGACCGGTTTCTTTGGGAATACTGACCTTACAGTCGGCATTCATGATGCCCTGGGCTGTACCGGCGCCTGTACCCTCTATAACCTGATCCTGTTTCTTCCATGCAAACTCGTTTTCAAACAACCGCCGCACTTCCTGGCCGATGATCGGAGCGTTCATGTTGATTTCTTCGGAAAAATAAATCAAGCCGGTCAGCTTTTTGGGCTCGATCCGCATTTTCTGAAATTTGGTCATGCTGGAATCGTATTCTCCGAGTTCCGCCTCTGTGTAAACACGGATGCCACCCTGCCGACTATCATCCGCCCGGCTGGTTTCGTCAATGTCAATGAGTTCGGCCCACGCTTCGCCGGCGCCCAGGGTAATCCGTCGGCATCTTGATAAAACTTCGGAGTTGTTAAATCCACGGTCCATGATTTCGACCGCCGTTGATCCGGTAAGGAACATACCGCCCTCGGAAGCAATGCCCTGCACCTGGCCGGTTCCGGCTGCCCGAAAATCCGGCTGATCTTTTTCCAGAAGGGTAATTTCCCGAGTTCGGTTCTCGTTGTACCGTTTTTCCGCCGCCTTCCTTACCTCATCGCTCTGGTTGCGCTCACGGTTTGTCATCATTACAATGGTATCACGGATTTGAGCGGTAAGCGCCCGAGTTTCATCCCCTCGGTAAATCGGGTTGTCCGGCACGTCCATATTGCTCGGAGGCGGATCGCCATCGCCACCTGGATCACCGGCATCGGGTGGATCGTTGATTGACCGGTTTGCAAAGGCGTCAAGCTCATTTGCACGTTCTTCGGTTTCGATCTGAACTTTCAAGCCCTCACATTCAGAAATGACGGTTTCGAGATCTGTTCTTTTTTCGTCGGTCATTTCTTCCGGCTTAATCGCTCGCAGAGCCTTCATGCGCTCAATAGCTTTCTTAAGTTTTTCTCGCAATTCTTTTAACATTTTACACCTCGTATGATTTTGAAATTGTTTGAAGGTTTCTGATTAGCCGGAGGTTCGCCTCCGCTGTTTTATCTTCGTCGCGGTTCGCCGCGTTGAATACATCCTTTGACCGCTTTGCAACGGTCGTGTCCGGGTATGCTGGGAACGTAACCGGGCTAACGTCGAATATTTCTTTAACTTCGATGATAGTCCGGATTTCCGGTTCACCTTCGTTTGCCGATGATTCCCACTTGTCCTGCTTCACGGTAAACGCAAAGGATTGTTCCTTTACATCGCCCCGGTCGATGGACAACATAAGATCACGCGCCCATTGCGTATCCGGTGGCGTATTTTCCATGTAAAGACCCCTGGCACGTTCCCGCAATTCCAGCGTGCCGGCAGATTCACGGCCCAGGACAAAGTTCGAATCGTGATTCCACAATGCCCGGGCATCAGAAGTTTTCAGCGCATTCTTAAACGCACCCGGCTTAATCTTTTCCCGAAACCAGCCAAGATCATCAGATAGCGAATTGAACACCGCCGCGTACCCGGTAATCTTCGGGGGATTATCGCCGTCACGACTTACCCGCAGTTCAGATGCCGCCAGCATCCGTACTTCTCGGATTTCTTCCTTATCTTTTTTCATAGCCCTGCCTTTTTTCCTTATCCATCATGGCGTTTTCCCGTTTCCGGTCATTCGCCGCTTGAATCTTTTCGGCCCTGGTCGGTCGTCGTCGCTCCGCTCGCTTTCCCATATCACCCCGCAGTTATAAAACAGTCGCAACCGCCATGCAGTTGCGGATATTTCGTTAGCCCATAAATCGGCATCGGATCTTGGCCCTCGACTTCTATTTCGGTTCCGGCTTCGGCAAACGCTTCGCCCCGTTTAACCGCACGACCGGCAAGGGATTGACAGTATGGGCACGTTTCCGGTCCCCGAATAGCCCACACGGAACGGAAGCCGCCCGAAAAGAAAGTTGAGGCCGCAACCATACTGGCCATCGAAACCGTTTGCCGATTCGCGACCTTGTCCGCTCGCTTTTCATGCCATTCATCAACCCGCGTTTCAAGCTCTGTTAATTCGTCACCGATAAGCGCCACAAGCTGCCCGCGCGAGGATCCAACATACTGAGCCGTGAATCCGTCAATATATTCCCTGATTTCGTCCTCAAGTTCCGGGGTCAACCCAACATCAGCGCCGATTTCAGCAGCTGCAGCTTCTTGGATCGATTCCGCAAAGCTCCGCATGGTCGGGCCGATGGTGTCGTTAATATATGTCGGCATATCCCGATAAAAATTGTCCAGCCAAGTTTCCATGTTCCGTTTAGCCCGATCTTTGGACTGTTTATCCACTTCTTTTTTAACGGCAATGGATTCCCGATTGATTATCTTTTGTGCAGCGTCACGGAAAAGCGGATAAAACCGTTTTGATACCCGATCCCGCCCGCGTACAGACTTTAAGGCCGTTGCTCTAAACTCAAGCGCCCGAATACTTGCCTGTACGGGAACGGGAGGAGGTTCGCGTGGCTCACCCACCGGCACAAAGTTTAATGGCACCATACCAACATCACCACCCTTGACCGGATTTTCATCATCACGGTCAAGCATTATATTTAACGGTTTGCCCATCTGCCAATATCGTTGATCGATTTCGGAACGTGACTTGGCATCCGGGCGGAGAAGCGCATCAAGATTGTATTTCCAAAACCAACCGGCCCGGCGTTTTTCTTCAGTCAATAATTGCATATTGAACGATTGTTCATCGCGCACGGTCCAGCCCGATAGGCAAGAATCAACATAGGCTTTATTCTGTTGCTCAGTGTTGTTGTAGTTCGCGCCTTTGGTAAAAATCCCGATCTTTGCAGGAGGCACGCGATTAATTCCGCAAATATCTTCACGCGTCATCTGCATCATTTCGAGCAGTTGTGCATCGGCAAATTTAATATCGAATGGAACAAATTTACCGTCATCTTCCATAACCATCGGGCGCCGTGAGCCGGTTGAACCCGTGCCCATGAACCGCTTATCGACAGCTTTGGTAAATGTCTTTTTATTGTTTCCCAGTGACCCCGGAAACGTAAAAAATCCAGCCGGTGAAAATCCTTGCTTGTAATATATGGCCTCAAATTCTTTTTGACTCAGGCCAATGCCGATAGAATCCCGCGCAAAGTTTTTAATGACCGATTCACCGGACAATCCGTCGAAACCAAACCCGGGAACATGCAGAATATCTTTTGCCGGTCGATCTTTTATTTCACCTTGGATTTTATACACAAGCGGTCCGCGTTTCCGGGGGTTTCCGTATCTATCTTTTTCGGTCCAGCCTTTGCCGCGCTTAACCGTTACCAGTTCCGGCTTAATTGGCCACAACGCTTTTATACCCATGCCGGATCGCTCAATAAATGCAAAATAGTTACCATCTGTCATTATTTGGCCCTGGTTGGTTTCCCGCCATGTAAACGAGTTCATGTCCGGATTTGGCTGATCTTTTAGGAGATAATAAAGATCCTCATCGGTTGCATCTTCGGACCCACCGCCTTTTTTTGGCCGTTTAAGTTTCAGCGGTAATTTTGCTTTATCCGATGCAACCAACATGATACAGGAAGCCCACGCCGCAAGTCTCATGGCCGTTTGTTGATTTACAGATTTGCCGGATTCGGAGACACTGCCACCGAGTCCGTACCAAAAATCGTCAGTGACGGTTAAACTGCCACCGCCTATGACTTGGCTTCTGAAACCTTTCGAGAAGATACCCACGCCTGTAAAATCCCCACGCTAAATAGCAACGATCCGACCGCCAGCAATGCCCACGGCAGCCCGTACAATAAAAAAAGGCCCACCCCTATTGAAGTGAGCCCCGAAAAAATCAGAACGTCCGGAAAATCGATGCTTGTCACATTTTAAATCGCGATTTAAATTAATCCAAAAAAACGTCAGTTAGCTTAAAGGGATTTTAAAGGATTTTCAATGTGCTGTCAAGTGTTTATTTTTACTGTGTATTGTTACACAGGGCGTTATCTATAATCATTCGATATTGTTTATCATTCGTGCGGATATAACAAAAAAGCCCGAATCTTTGCAGAATCGGGCTTAAATCGTGCGGATGTTTGGTTAGATTAACGAGCCATTGCGCCAATTATTACAAACTCTGCCCTTCTGCGCTCAACGTCCATATCTTTTTTTATCTGTTCTTTGTTTGGTCCAAACAGGCTACAATTGCAACAAATAAAACCAGCGTGGCCGAATGTTTGCGGATCGATGAACTCACTACCAGATAAAACACCCGGTATCGATTCATCGATTGGATCACCACATTTTACACAATATTCTGTCATATCAAACTCCCATCATTCCCTTTAGGTTTAATATTAGCCCGCATTAATCGATCCAGCGAAAGCAG